GCTCGAACTTACTGAGACTCGACATGGATATCGTGGCTTTTCCAACTTCATGAAGCACCTCGCTTGCAGCTTCTATGGGGACGACAACGTCATCACAATCAATCCTGAAATTTTAGATTGGTTTAATTTTGATGTGTACGTTGCCAAGTGTGCTGAGCTTGGTCTGGAAGTCACGCCAGCAGACAAGACAGGAAATTACGTTGCCTACCAACACATAGACCAACTGACATTCCTGAAACGCTCCTTTGTGAAGGTCCAAGGGAGCCCACTGTACTTTGGTGCACTGGAGCTGAACAGCATTCAGCGCATGCTCGACTTCACTACGAGCAGACCTCATGAGTTCTGGAAAGAACCCGACATTGTAAGCTATGACGCTGCACTCATTTTTGATGTTTTGGCAAACATCTTGCGAGAGAGTTTCCTCCATGGAAAGGAATTCTTTTGCTATGTGCGTAATCATTTGCTGGCTTGCGTAGATCGCTACAGGGTAGCCATCGCAAAGCCCGTGCCGACGTTCCACGATTGTTTCGTGGAGTTTGTTTGCAGGTACTAACTAAAATTTACCTGCCGTATGTATATAGCGTGACTTGTTGTATTAAATGTACTTTGTCTTTGCATATTTGTGCTTTTTCATTGCCTTTATTGTCACGTTTGTGTTGTCATTATGTCGTCAACTGCGCCACCTGTCCCCACAGGAGAGGGAACCACCGTGGACCCGGACCTAGTAGGTTCTGGCCCTATCAGTAAACTTCGAGCTGGAGAGGAACAGACAAAGGGGCCTTTAACTTCCCATGTAGGGCAGTCTAATAGGCCTGACCGTTACATTTATGACCACTTCATCCAACTTGCTACTTTCACATGGTCAACTACTCAGTTGCCTGGAACTCTTCTCTTTTCCGTCCCTATTCATCCTGCCCGAATGAACTGGGTCATTTCATACCTCACGGCACTTTACAACACTTGGTCGGGAGGTTTCCAATTCGCTCTTAAGGTGGCTGGTACCGGTTTCCATGCTGGTGCCATTACCTTTGCGAGAATTCCTCCTAATCGTGATCCTGAAACCATCACTAACCCACAGGACTTCTCTGTCTTTGAGTGGTCTTTCATGGACCCTAAGGAATTGGACTTAAAGGGCTTCCAAGTCATGGACCAAAAGCCATTTGAATACCACTACAACCCGTTGAACGTAGATAATCCCAACTCGTTTGGAGGGTGGTTCACAGCTTATGTCCACCTGCCGTTGGCGACTTC